TGTTTGGTCGGCACTCGAACCTTGGATCAATTTATTTAGAGCCTTATATGTAAAGGCGCGTCTAATCATCCCCCTGCCGCCATATTCTTTTATGGCTTCTTCAAGACGCATAGCTTTGTTGAAGCCAAAAGACCTAGGTTCCCACATATCAAAGCGGCACTTACGCCCCAGCCACGTTCTAATACTCCCGACGCTTGAAGCACGGTTCGAGGTCATGTCAGCTATGCCCTTAACAAACGGTACGTTCTCGTGGTACTTCGCCAGAAGATCTTTTGCTTCTTCCTCGCTGATGTCCATTACCCCTGCTAGCTTCTTGCGCCCCATGCCGTACATGATACCAAGGTTAACAGTCTTCGCATCCTTGCGGCTAATGCCTGCCATGTCAGCAACCATCTGGTGGAAGTCAGCATTGCCTTCTTTGTATGCGTTCACAACATCGTCAATCTGTGGATGCCTGTGAACTCCTGTGACTTGAGCGCAGTAATGTGCAAGCCAGCGTGGTTCTTGTGAAGCATAGTCAAAACTTCCCCACTTGGTGCCTTCTTCTGGTATAAATAACCCACGGATCATGCCTTTGATTTCTGGATCTCTGGCAGGGATTTGCTGTAGGTTGGGGTTGCTCGAGGAAAATCTACCCGTTACAGTACCACCATCATCAGAACGAAGAGCATTGAAGTCGCAATGAATACGTCCATTATGAGAATGCTGAAGAATCGTCTCAACAAAGGTTGTGTTGGCTTTGTTAAACTCGCGAAGCTTTACAATCTTCTGCGCTATTGGGTGAGTGTGATTCGACAGAAACTGTTTTGTAAAGGACGGAACCTTCGAGTTTTCTGTCCGGGAATACGACACGCCAATCGCGTCGAACGCCTTTGCTATCGATGTCGCAACCCAAGGCTCAACGAAGATGCCAGTCTCTTCCTTTATTTCTTTAAGTAAAATATCTTCACGCTGCTTCAGATCTTTCTTAACCTGCTCTGCCTTGTCTATGTCCACCCGAACACCGCGTGTCTTCATCTCAAACAGGACTGGTAGTAGATCAGTCTCTAGCTGAAAGATCGAGGATACTTCTTCCTTAATGATCTCCGGACGTAGCCGATCCCACAGGCGAAGGGTAACAGCCGCATCTTGCTCGGCGTACTTACCAACGAACCTAGCTGGTAGTCTCCACATACCTGACTTTGGATCGACACCATACATTGCTGCCGCTGCCCGCAACATCTTCTCATTCTTGTTCTCGGCCAGATATTCTTTAGCCAAGGAGTTCAAGTTGTAGAACCGACGGTTCTCGTTAATCAGAGGCGCGGCTATCATTGTGTCGACAATCGGACCTTGGACCTCGATCCCTGCCCAACGCATCCAGCCCAGATCATACAACGCATTGTGCATGACCTTCTCAATGTTAGGTGTAGCCATCTGTTTCTTTAGCCAGTTGACCACTGTCTTTTCTGGCAGGTTGCCACCACCTTCGTGGCGTACAGGAAAGTACCCTACAAAATCCCCAGCAGCCACAGCATACCCGATGACATATCCGTCATTGCGGCACCAGCCCGGCCCCAACGTCATGAGGTTCGGGTCGCATGTTTCCAAGTCAATTGAAATACGCTCACAGTTTGTAAGATCTGGGAAAGAAGACGGCGGCGCCCAGTCATCTTCGTCAGTAAAACCGAGAGCGGCTTCCTTGACATCGATGTCCAGTAGATTCATCTGATACTCACGCATTGTCTTCCTCCAGCAACGATTCCCAATTATTGAACATAAACAAAGGTGTGTCTGGCCCCACATATGCCCCAAAAGTATTGTACTCTAAAAACTCCATAGCCTCGGATCTGGTCATGTCCTTGGCAAGAATGTCTATGCACATATCAACATCATAGACCAAGCGAAAATGTCCTGTCGCAATGTCATGAGTTGCCCCAATAATGGCTTTATCCAGCCCGTCAGCTTTCATCATTTGCTATCTCCCCACCAAGCGCAGCATAGCCAATGATATCCACCCAAGAGTCGTCCTTGCTTGTGTCCTCTGCAAGTCTAGCCAGCTTGAGGCCAATCATACAAGCCACTACATCTTCCGGCGTAATTGCATGAACCAGCTTCTTCTCCAAGAACACATTCCAGATGGCAGCGATCCGCTCGTGGTTCATCTTAGCAGGACCATACTCCTTGGCCCTCGGACCGTTAATTAACTCTTCGGCCTTGTTGAGGAAGTCTTCTCTAGTTTTCATAATGCAAATCCATACTGTGTTTGAGGTTCAATAATATGCAACGATTTCTTGGCGCGAGTAAGCCCAACGTAGAACGTCCGAACCTCGGCGTCCTGATCCTCGCTATTCGCGCATGCTCGTGATGAATCTAAAAGAAGGGCGACGTTATCCGCCTCGCCACCTTTTGCTTTGTGGATCGTCGATATCTTGATCCTCGGCGTCCCCGTCAAAATAGACTCGCCCATACGCCGTACTGACGAAATGTATATTCTCTCGTTCTCCGACACTTTCAACACTTCGTGCCACGGTGTCTCCGCAGTCGCGGATAGGGAGCACTGGTCTTGAATATCGGTTAGCGTGTAGGTTAGTTCGGGATCTAAGCTTGCGAGGGCTTTCCTGCCAGATCTGGTAATAACGGTAGCCGTTAATAGGGGCGATAGTTTTTTTAATTCTTGTGCCGACAGATGCTGTTGCTTGCATAGCTTTAACCATACCTCGATTCCGGTGAGAACATTTGGGGAAATGGACCAACCGGAGCCTTCACGCCAAAACAGGAATCCTTGCTCTTTAAGTGTGGTTGCGATTCTGTTGGCAATGAAATTGGTGCGGGCTAGGATTAGCCACTCTCCGGTTGTTATGTCCACATCAAGGATATCACGATGCCACACTACGGAGCCAGTTTCATCTGTAGGTTTCCAAAACTTTTTTTGTCTAGTTGCTAGCTGTTTTACCAGAGAATCCGCCATATTATGCACTGATATAGGCAAACGATATGACTTATCCAATATGATTTTATTGTCCGATGCGTTCAGAAAATCCTTCACATCCACCCCCATCCAAGAGTAAATGCACTGGTCATCATCGCCCGCATAATAGATGCGCTTTGATCTAGGCTTTATAACCTCGTGAATCATGCGCCACTGCAAAGGAACCAGATCTTGTGCCTCATCCACAATCAGAACATCAAACTCGGGACAGTGACCCTGAGTGATAAAGTCCTCGATCATGTCCACAAACTCGACCTTGTTTGTTTCTTTCTTGTAATCCCTAAACACCTGATCCACTAGCTTTAGCTGCTGGAAATGAAGCCTCTGGTCTGCTGTTTTTGAGAACTGCTCCTCAAGAGTACAACCAGTAACTCTAGCCATCTGAATCATAGACAAGTACGCATCGCCGCTTCTTCCCGGGCTAAACAAAACACCGTCCTGCATTGACACTGAAGAGTTCGCGGTAAACTCAAGACCCAACAACTCACCTATACGCGAATAATCAGGTCCCCGAAGGACCCTGTCTTTACTTAATCCAAGACATTGATAAGCAAACGAATGAAGAGTGCGAAACCAAACCATCTGATCCGCATTCATGTTTAGCTTAACCGAAGCCCTAGTACGCGCTTCCTCTGCTGCTTTACGAGAGAAAGATACGAACGCAATATCATGCGGCTTGGTGCCACTGGTTAGCTCGTCCTGAACAATCTGAATAAGACGGGTTGTCTTACCTGTACCCGGGGGTCCGAAGATAGTTGTTTCCATTTTAATCTACCTTCTCAAAAAAGTGTGGCTCAGAAACATACCCCCGAAAATCCTCTTTATAGGGAAGCTGGTCGATACAGTTGTCACAAGTATCGCCAAGCTCTAATAGCTTTATCTTGCGATAATAAGTTTTCCAACGGTGACCACAGGTGTCACATAAAAAATAAGCTACATACATTAGAACGGCACCCCATCACCTTGAACCTCGATCCTCGGAACTTGGACCTCTCTGTTAAAGGCAGGCACCCACCACACACGCAACTGTTTGGTTTCATTTTTTGTGGTTTGAAAATATTTCTTACCGTTAGCCGCGTTGCCATTGTTTAGTTCCTTCAGACGTTCCTGAATCTGACCACGGCTGTAGTTATCAAATCTCTGGTTTCGTAAATACTTCATTAGGGATTCGATCTTGAAGTAGGTCAAGCCTTCTTCTGTGAAAGGCTTGCCAAGGCTTATCTCTTCAGCGGATTGCGCTTGCACCCGCCCATCACAGAACGCCTCGAGCAGATCCATGAACTGTCCTTTGTATGTCAGTTCTTCTGGAACCTCGATCTCACTCATATCTTCCATTAGTGCGCCGACAATGTTCTGCCAATCAGCCATCTTCATCATTGGTGGCATCTTGTGTATCTGTTCCATACACGCCTTCTGGAAACGCTGCGGTGTCTGAAGATCATCTGTGTCCAACTCAACGCGCTGTCCACCCACATCACAAAACCATACCGGAGGCTCAGACTTCACAACGCAAAGACCTGTCACATCAATATTGGAAACGTGGCTACCGATACCAAACTTCTTTGTTTTACAAAGTGACTTGTTGCAATAAGATTTGAGAGGCTCCTGATCACAGGGGAAGCCATACTCTTTCTTCTCATGCTGCTGCTGAATCGTCACAATCTCGGACGCTGGCAATGACGGGTTGGCAAACTTGTTGTTAATCTCTTCGAGCCTAGCCTTCCAGTTTTCTGGCTGCTCTTTCTTACAACCAACGGCTGCGGCAAACATAACTGTGTTGCGTGTACCTTCGGGTATCCCCTGTCCGAACATACAGTTCAGACAGGGGGCCCAATCCTTAAACTCGTCGACCTGCTCACCGAATGTTAAACCAACAAAAGCATCCGGATCCACACTCCTCCTGTCAACAAGCTCAAGAAATTCCTCTAGGGACGCTGGCTCTCCGTCTTCTTTAATCGCGTAGCGGAGAGTTTGTTCCTCATCAAAGTACGGCAGGTTAATAAAGTTACCCACATCGCCACGCTCGACAAGAATCTGTTCTTGCTTTGGGAAAATCTCACAGCCGCCATAACCAAGTACGGCAGAAATCTCTGAAGCTTTATCACGGAACTCTCCTGCACTGATCCACTTTGTAAAGAAAAAGAATATGTGTGCGCCGCCAGACTTCGAGCGGCAGGTAACACAAGGCACCTCCATCTTACGCAGCTTTTTATCAAGCGCCTCAAGATCTAGTGGGTACTTATCAATGTCGAGGGCGCCAAACTTACACTGGTTGTCCTCGTTAATTGGTATAGAGCCTACGCCATTCTTGCCCTCAAGATGATGCTTGATAAGGTCTAAGGTTAGCGGCTGCCTAACGATTCTCGACTTAGCTTTTTGCTTACCGGCTCGTCGTTCATCTGATATCTGTGTCTGTCCATGCGCTGCACTAAATCCGGTAAATGCAGCCATGAACTTTTCTGCTTGGTTCATAACTGTGCCCCTTATTGGTTTAAGGCAGGGGGTGGTTGTTGGGGTATGAGCCCCCCGAACAACCTTTCTGCTGCCCCCATTCAGCAGCTAGGGTGGAGTCGTATGCACCCCCACCCTAATTTTTAGACTAGAACGGGATATCGTCCTTTGGTTCAGAAGAAGCAGTGTTCATTTCTTCTGCTGTTCCACCAGAGGTCTTGATCTCACCTTTCTGGAATTTCTCATACTGTTTCTTTGCATGAAGCACAGCCGACTCAGGAACTTCTGAGATATCGACCGAAGACACAGCGTAGTTGTACCACGAACCTTTGTCGTTGCTCTCTTGAACAGACTTCAAGCGCCAAGCGGTCATCCAGATTGGTGGATTGAACAAGCCCTTGGTTGGGTGCATGATCTGCATCCCGGCGCGGCGCGTGTTCCACTGCTTTGCGATCTTCATCTGAGTCTTCTTCATGTCACAGATCAGTTCAGATGTGCGACCATCCTTATCAACTGTCAGCAACAAGAACTGAGCGGAGCGAACCAACTCATTACCTGATGGAAGAATCTCGTTAGAGCCAACCCGCTCTGTGCGACGAAGGTCTGGGCTCATCGGATCGATCTCACCCATGTAACCGCCACCGCTCTCACGCAGTTGGAATTCAAGATACTTCATTTGGTAGGCGCACGGGATAACCACAACCCCTTCATCTGCTTCCCAGAATTCTCCGGTTACAGTGTTGAAGATATCTCCTGCTGAAATGCCTTTGATGAACTTTGCATCGTTCTTCATTAGCTGTGGTGACAGTGGCTGCACAATCCGCATAAACGGAATCTGCATATCCTCCGCACCAATATTCTCAAGACCTTGACCAGCATTCTCGAATGCTTCGTCCATAAAACTGACCACCGAGGTGGACTTCTTCTCAACTACTGCTGTATCAGCCATCGTTCTATTTCCTCTTTATCGTTGCTTCGGTTCCGACAAAGACACCAAAGGTATCAAAGTCGATCTCTTTACCAGATTCAATACGTCCCTTTACCCAAGCCTTCAAGGTCTGGGGGTGAACGTGGGTTTTCTGC